AATTCGCCTTTGTTAAATCCACCAAACAGTTTCTTATCCAGTGTGGGCCAGCCTGTGCTTACTTGTCCGTTATTGTCTTTCAGTAACGACAATCTAGCCTTAGGATCTTCAAAGTAATCTGTGCCCAAATCCTTTGTTAAACTAATTTGCACAGCGTCTTTAATTAACTTCTCTACAGGATCATAATCACCTTTTTCCAAATGATCTGCCGCTTTGAGAATAGCACGTTCTAGTTCTCCCTTGCGACTAAATCCTTCAAACTCCTCTAAAAACCAATTATGTTGTGCGTCATCTATGTTGCCTACTTCTTTAAGTTCAACACCAGACGTCGCTTTAACTTGATCTCTTGTAGGAAGTGCTTTGTGTTTATCCGTGTATTCCTGTATAAAAGTTGCTGTGTCCTGTAGTCCTCTGTCAAAGTTTTTAGGATTATAGATGTTACCCACACGCACAAACATCTGTGCATCTGACATCATCATTTCTAAAAATAGTTTTTGTAAATCTGGTGAATAATCTTTACTCATTTAATTGCTTTTCTCATCAAGTTTATTTTTAATTTATTTGCTTGTGCATTGTCTAAAATATTTTTTACAACAAATAACTTGCCGTACTTCTCAACTGCTTCGCCAATGTCTTTACAGGTTTCTGACCAAGTAGGGAAACTTACTTCCCAGTCATATGCAATAGCGTCTTGTATCATACGTTGTCCACTTCGATCAAAGTCTGGCACTACAATAACACGTTTGCCTAAACGTTCTATAATCTCTGCCTGTGTGTCATTTATGGTATTACTTAATATAGCAACACCGTCAACTGCCATAGCGTCAAAAGGACCTTCACATACTATAACAAACTTTGCGTCCTTGGGTTGTCGATCTGTGTTAAAAACATAATTGCTATCGTAACTGCTGAAGTACTTGGGCTTTATATGCTTATCCAATGCTCTAGCAGTATATCCTATTGTTTTACCCTGCCACGTAAAAGGAATAACAACACGCCTATCCATGTTCATGTTACGACTAGTACTATAAAATATTGGATAACGTTGTATGTCTATCTTACGTGTCACAGCATAGGCAACTATGTCTCTAAAACTCTGTGTTGTTTCATACTTAGGATCAATCGCCATCATGGTTGCTACTTGGCTAATATCTGCACTTTCCTCTGGCAAAGGTTTGGTTTCAAACTCTATTTTTTCTTGTTGCTGTTCTATTTCTTCAACAGCATCACCGAGTTCTTCCCTGATGCGCATTGCTTCAAATACCAAACGTTGCGTGTCATTTTCTTCTACCCCAAACCAACTGAGTAGTCTTCGAAACTTAAAGTTAAAATGCCAGCCTGGGCGCCACGTCGCTTTAAAGTTGCAGTTAAAACAATGGTAACTTACAGAACCATCTGGTGCATTTATAATGCCACCTCTGCCTCTTGTGTCAGCACTATGTCCACGATGTGTACAACATGGAGCATTCACGCTTGTCCAACCACTAGGGGTAGTTTTGCGTTTTGCTGGTAAGTTGTCTAATAATGTTTGTTGTATAAGGTTCACTATATAAGTTTACGCTCTTTCATAAAACTTATCAAGTGTTTTGTTATAAATTTATGTCCAAGTTCGTTGGGGTGTTCTCCCCAGGCCCAGACATCGTGTCCTTCCATTTCTCGTTGTCGACATATATCAAGCATACTCCATTCTGTGACAAACTTATCGTCGATACTGCCATGACTATGCGTTGGGAAAACAGGTGCATATATCCAGATCATGTTACGTTCTTTACAGAGTGCTCTTGTCGACATAACAAAATCTAACAAAGTATAGTTGTGTAGTTCTGTACTACTGCTATGCACTAAGTGTCTTTTCCAGTGTTCAACTAATGGATGGTGCATGCCTCCGTATTGCAAGTAGCCACTGTTTAACCATCGCTTGTCTTTTGCTGAATAAAAACTATATCTTTCGTGTGCTGTTGTGGCAAATATGATCAGAATGTCAGAACAATCTTTGGGTTGCTGATGAATCCATTCTATAAATTTAACACGCATTCCTATTAGGCTGTCGCCTGGTTCTGACAAATTGTCAACAGGAATTTCCAATGCTTTTTCAAGTAGATTAGAATATCTGTGCTGTTCTCTATAAGGAAGATTTTCGTGAAAATATTTGTACTCAGCATCTTCTAAGCCGTAGCCTTCACTTTCTAATTTGGGAATAAGTGCGGGATCAACTAAGTCAGAACCATAAGTCCAACTGTCTCCAAAAACTACTATACGTTTAGCCACGATATAGTATTTTGGTTATGCTCCCTCCGGTTGCAACTTGCACAAATCTAATCGCTCTATAATTCCCAGTCCATGTAGTGTACTCTACGTCGCTTGAGGAAGTGTAAGACTTTGTTTGAATAGTAAAGTAATTTGCTGAGTTATAGTTCGGTGTATCATCTAGTGTGCCTTCTACTAGGATATCACCTGTATAGCCGTTGAGATAAAATGCGGCTGTGTGAAGTTTACTGCCTTGATTGGTACTCTTGTCACTTATAACATAACTTGTTTCATTTGTACTTGAATCAATAGTAAGCTCAGTTGATGCTGTAAATGTTGGATAATGTCCGTCTAATACCTGCAGAGTGCCACGTACACCGTAGTTGTCATCTGAATATGCGATTTCATCTGTACCCTCACCACTAGTAACTGCAACTGTGTAATTATAGTAAGTGGCAGGCAAATCTAGCAAGTCGTTGTCATCTAGTGTTACAAGTGCCTGCCCTTTAGCGGCGTTATGTATTGTAGCAGTGGTTGTACTATAAACAGTGTTAGTCTCTGAATTGAGAATGTTTAGTTTAATATCTCTACTACTAATGTTAATTGGTTTCTGGTCTTGGTTCTTAACTTCTATTAAGAATTTGTTTGCTACACCACGGTAGGCTTTTATGTCTCTATTATACACGCTCACAGTCCTTCGGTTAGTTTCCAAAAGTTCAACTATTTGGCAAGGTATTTTTTGCCTATATAAATATTGGGTAATGAATTGCATATTGTATTTATTGTGTTAGAGTCTAAAATTCAAGAATTGCTTGACAAATATCCATTCCTAAGTTTCGTGGTCTATGGAGGCAACGACTATATAGGCATAATACAGAACTACGACGAAGTTATCACCACAATTTACGATTATTCTAACCTTAAGACACAAGAAGAGCGTCTCAAATTTATCGAACTAGCAGAAACATGGTGGTGGGAATCAAATCGCATGATACCTATTAATGTTTTCCTTAAACAAGAATGGCATCGATATAAGCCTTGTTTAAAAACTTTTAATAGTAAAGATGTAGTAATAAAATACGGTCCACAGTTAAGTCTCAAAGACTTGTCTAAAAAACGTACAAAACGTAGAGCAATTACCTTAGTTCGAAAGATGAACTAAGTTCATATGTACTACGACCAAGTACGCATAACTTGTAGCATGACTTTTCTTAAAATAGTAACTGCCATCTGCTGGCTTTGTCCACACTTCTCGATTAATAGTAGCCCAGTCTTTGTTTAACAAATAACGTTTACTGGGACGTATTATAGCAAGTACCGCCGCCATGTCGTCTACTGTTTTAGGCTGTAGTTTTTGTAGGATGTCGTAGTGATTACCAATGTGTATAATTTTTTCAACAAACTCTGGATCACTAAGTTTGTGCCAGGGAGGCTCAAGATTCATTAACACATCAAGTTCTTCTTCACTGTGTATTTGTTGGTAAACACTAACATTAAGAAAGTCTAGTTTAACGTAACCACGTTGCTCTGCTTCTTTGTGATCGATACTTGCTAGTCGTGTAATTGGATGCTTGGGTATGTTATTAACGTACACACCTGTGTTGTGTGGTACAACTTCGCCATCACGATGTATGCTGGCAGGTATGTGTTTGACATGCTCTAATATCTTTTCTCTGTCGCCAAAGTCTATGTCAATATCTGCTTGAAACTTCATAGTCCGATGTCCTTGAGTGCCTGCTTAACCCATTCTGTGTCTGCTACGAAGTCAGTAAACCTACGTTGCCAGTAGTCAGGATCAATATATGGGTAAATTATCTGCAACTGTTCTTCGTTTAATGTGTCTAAAAAGTCTACACCACTTTCACAATTAAATACTAACCATGCACTTACTCTACCTGTGCTGATGTGATGACATATACGGTTACTGTTAGCGTATCTAAAGTAGTCTCTGATGTTATTTTTTAGTTCTGGATGTTCTTCGCAGTAGTCTAACATTTCTTTTACACCACGTTCCAGTGCATCTTGTGCTTGTTCACGTTTGACGTAGGGTAACATCCATTCTTGGTACAATTTGTCTTTGCACCAGTGGTCAATCTTTTTGTTGTTTTGTAGCAACCACTCACAAAAGTTCATAAAGTTTATAGCACGTATACCTGTACAATAACGTCCAAACTTTACAAATGCGTTGTAGTAGGGACTCTTACAAAAATCTGCATAGTCTTTGTTACGTGCAGATCCCTGTGTTATTTCATAAAAACGTTTGTATGCTCTTAGACCAAACTGTACACCCGTTTCGGACTCTTGTTGCACTCTGCGTTTTGGCTCGCAAAGATGAGCCGCAAGTGTTGATTCCTTGCGATAACTTTTGTCACAATACTTACAGGTGTAACTCATGTTGTCTAATATATCGTTCTAAATAATTGTTTATTTCTTCATGTTTGCCAGGTTCTCTATGCTTTATTTCATCAGGTGCTCTGGAATATGTTGTGTAAGGAACACCTTGGTCATGTTGCCATCTGATAGCACACCATCGAAAACCATCAACAATTTGTTTGCAAGGTCCTAGTTTTTGTAATCTTTTAACTTCTTTATTAGAGATATTATCCCACCACTGATCTGCCTGTTGAAAAACTATAACACGATGTCCTCTAAAAAGCAAACTTTCGATCATCGATAACATTCTATATTGAAGATCCTCTAAACGATCTATCAGTGTACCAAATTCATATCGCTCACGTATTTTTATCCATTCTTGTGTATGCTTTTCAGTCCAATTTTCTCGCCATCTGTTCTTGCCAAAATATTGATTCTGTGGATTGGTCCAGGCTCCTTCCCACACTTCCTGTTCTGTAGGATATATACCGTCGTCGTAACGACAAATAGGCAATTCTTCTCTGCTAATAAAAGTCATGCCTAATACATATAATGTTCTTTTAATTGTTTCATGACTGTGCTTAAGTGTTGATCGTATTATTCTATTATTTGCACTACCTGATATGGAAATATTACCCGGCGTTAAGTTAAATCTTTGAGCCAAGTCAGCATGGCCGTTACCTTCAACGTAAGTTTGCATATAACTGCAACCATTAGTAACCAATTCAGTAATCATTTGAGTGCGTCTTTTATTTCTTTATCAGTCCAACCAAGTTCTAAAGCATGTGCTTTAAGATCATCTTTAGTGTTTATTTCTACTAGCATGTCTAGTTCATCTTCTTTAGCACTTGGATACAATTGCTGTAAGAACTTACGTTCTTTTGTGCTACTTCTACCTTTTTTAGGAGCTTTAATCCAATAGTGATATGTATTGCCCATGCCTGGACTTACAGCACTTGCACACAACCATTGCAGTTTAGGATGCTTATTAATATTAAAGAAGTCTTTGTTTAATGTCTCATTGCATCTACGCAAATAGTATTCAGCAAGATCCTGATTACCACTTACATTAGCTGTGTACTTTAGTATCAAGTAAGGACTAAACTTCTTACGTTCTTCTTCTGTAAGATCGTCGTAAAAGTCTCTGACCTTGCCATCTACCATGGCCATTTCATTTTTAATTGATAACTTGTCTACCATATTTTGCTGTAGTTAACAACTTCACTTTGTCTGCTGATGTCTTTAACAAAGTATGCGCACAAAC